CTTTTATTGACGGAGGGAAGATAATGAAATCAGTTTTAGTATCAATTCAGCCGAAATGGTGCGAGCTTATAGCAAGCGGTGAAAAGACGATTGAGGTACGCAAAACTCGTCCGCAAATAGAAACACCGTTTAAGTGCTATATCTACGAAACGAAAGGTAAATCGGCGGATATGTTAGTGCGTAAAGACAGCAACGGCGAAAGCGTGGTTACATATAACAACGGCAAAGGTAGAGTTATCGGTGAATTCATCTGCGACAAGATTGAGACCTATGTATATGACGAGCATATAGGCTATCCTACACCTACATATGACGGCGATGACAGTTTCTGTGATTGCGGAGAAGGATATTGGATAACAAGCAATGAGATTCAATCTACCTGTCTTACTTCTGATGAACTGTTGGCTTATGGTAACGGCAAGAACCTCTACGGTTGGCACATCTCCGACCTTGTTATCTACGACGAGCCGAAAGAACTGGGAGAGTTTTGGGTTCGCAGTAATCACCCAGATTGTAACCAATGTGCGCACGTGCCAGTTGATATGTCTCCTGGTGAATTTGTTTGGCACAATGATTTTTGTGGCGAATGCCATAGATTAAGTTATAAATCAATGTGGGCAACGCATTTTAGGAAAAGGATAACACGCGCTCCTCAAAGTTGGATGTACTGCCAACCGATTGAGGCAAATTAGGAGGGAGATATGGAAAGATTGACGTATAAAAATGCGAAAGGTGAATGGTGTGTTAAAAACAATCCAAAGTGCGCCATAGCAACTTGTTCAAATGACGAGGGAAGATATTATATAGGAGAACCGATAGACCGTCTTGCAGAGTTAGAGGACGAACTCGAAAACGGTACGCTCCTCAAAGCACCTTGCAAAGTCGGCGATGAAATGTGGATATTGAATGACCAGTATTTTGTAGGGGATATATTCGCAATGAAAGTAGAGGCAATTGAAATCCGCTCAGACGAAGTGTATCTATGCGGTTATCACAAGGAAGCAAGCGAATACTTTGAAGACCCGCGAGGAAGCAGGGAAGGGGTTGGAGGAGTTGAAGAATGCAGAAAGAGAAGAAATATAAAGATGCGCGACTTAACTTTGCGGTGGATGAACTAACACAATATCGTGAGTTGCAAAGGCGTATAGAGTTCTTTAAGAAACGCCGTAAGGACTATGAGGAAGAATATACTGCTTTGAAAGCAGTAGCATATGACGGAATACGAGTTGATGGCGGAGAGTATCGCAATAAGGTGGAAAGCGTAGCGATAAAATGGGAGGACCTTAATTCGGAAATTGCTCAGATGCAGTTAGACTCTGAACATAAATTAATTTACATACAAGTGAAACTAAATGCACTTACAGCATTGTACCGAGAGGTGCTTTGGTCTTATTATGTAGAATGTAAAGCGATTATTGATGTTGCGAGGGAAATGGGGTACAGCTTTGACGGAATAAGAAAGTTAAAGCTGAAAGCCTTAAAAAAATATGCAAATTATTAAAAGTGTACCCACATCGTACCTATATCTCGTGTTAGTATGGTAGTGGTTAAAAGTGTGTTTTCAATACTTAAACAGAAAGAGTTACTCCTTATGACAAAGTCCCTGCGGAAACGTGGGGATTTTGTTTTTATAACGAAAATATAGAGGGAAAATATGAATGCATTTGAGGAAAGTAAGCATCCAAGAGATAAGGACGGCAAGTTTACAGATAGTGGTGGAGGAAACTCGAGAGCAGGAGAGGCTAAACGTATATTTGAACTTGCAGAAAAGTATGGGATAGAGTATAATGAAAATACAAGTTATCAAGCATTAAGAGCACGTGTAGAGCAAGCTGAAAAAGCAAAACAGAAAAATATATCATTATCAAAGAGCGAATGGGCGCAATATTATAGAATTATCGGAGATGAACAGCACGGAGATTTTGTTTACAAAACGAATAATGGACAAAGATGTGTGCGTTTAGAGGATAAGATAGTTTTGGATGATGGAAGTTTTGAAAATCCGAAAGTGCAAGGTGTTTATCGATTTAATAGCAATGACGATATGAATGATTGGTTGAATGTATTATCCGAGAGAGGTGTAATCAAATGACAGAAGAACAAAAAAAAGAATGTGCAAAATTTGCGGAGATTGCAAAACGGAAGAATTTTCATCCGAATGTTTGTATTGTAGCAGGAGTGCTTATTTTTGGAAGCGATGATTGGCATAGAACACTTGATAAAGTTATGGAGTTAGCCGAAAAGTGTGACCGCGATGAGTTCTCATCAAAATTGTTGGAACTGGAAGAAAATGAGAAATATAAAGTTGATGACGATTTTATAAACAAGACATCCGATTGATTTAACATCTTATCAATATAGGCACATCCTAATCGGTGTGCTTTTCATTTATCAAAAAAAGGAGTTAGTCCGATGACAAAAGCAGAAAGAGAAACATACAAAGCAGAATTTGTCACAGGCGACTACCGAACTCTTAAGGAGTTTGCCGAAGCAAAGGAGTTGGCATATAGCGAAGTGCAGAAAGTATCCGCACAAGATAAGTGGATGGAAGCCAAGAGGAAGAACGCTGAAGAAATTGCTAGGAAAACAGTTGAACTTGGTCAACAAAAACGTATACAGTCGGCACAGGAGCGTATAGACGAAACATTAGAGGTATCTTCAAAGCTAAGGGCAAAAGCAAACGCGCTTTTAGCAAAGCCTGACATATCGGCAAAAGAGTTGAATGCTCTTGCTTCCGCCCTATATAGACTTAAAGAGGTTGAAAGCGATTTGCTTAACTTTGGGCAGAACGATAGAGACTTAGGCGTAGACGTTCATATCAATATAGCAGATTGTTCCGTAGAGGGAGGCGATACCAATGTCTGACGTAACGGTTCCCAAGCAATATCTTCCATTGTTTGATAACTCCGTAACCGAGATAGTAGAACCGAGCGGGCGGTGTTCGGCAAAGACTACAAGCAATGAGATACTGGCTGTAAATCTTATGCTACAAAGCAGACGTAATAATATTTGGTACTGTAGAGCTGAAAAGGGAAATATAAGAGAAACGGTATTCAGTTCTATGATAAACACCGTTCAGCTTATGGGATTGGAAAAGTATTTTAACTGGAGCCTGTCGCCGTTTACGGTTGTGTGTACTCTTACGGGAGCAAGGTGCTATTTCAGCGGAATTAACGGAAAGACAGACGATGATATGACCGCCACCAAAGGATTTACTCCTCAGGGGAATTCTTTGGCGTTGTGCATACTCGATGAAGCGGACCAGGTAAAGCATTACAATCATATAACGGCTTGGGAAAGTACCGCGTACCGGTTTTTGTTGCCACACGGTAAAATGATATATGCTTACAATCCGCCTATGAACAGACATCATTGTGCATATTCGTTCTTTGGCGATAAGATTAAGAATGGAGCAACGAGAATATATGCGACCTGGAGCGATATAAAAAAGCTGTTGCCTATTAAGACTGTACAGCAGATAGAGAAATTTAAAAAGGATGACCCCGAGTATTATCGTTATTGGTATCTCGGCGAGCCTGTCAACTTCAAAGGAATGGTATATCCGCAGTTTGACCGTAAGAAACACGTTAGGGATTTGATGTCGTTTTATAACGAACGCGATAGTATACGGGAACTTCACATAGGACTTGACGAGGGAACGGCTTTTGACAGCACCTGCGCAACGCCTATAGCCATATGGCAAAGCGGAAGAGCGTTGGTGCTTGATTGTCTTGAGATAGACCCGGTAAAAACAGGACAGCTATCTCCAACAGAAACCAGTCGCAAGCTTTATGAATGGCTGACAGAGCTTGTAACGGTTAAATTCCCAATTCTACGCAATGTCCCGCGACGTTGGATATTTGAGAGCGCAGAAGGCAGACAGCATCTGCGATTGCAGTTTGTGCAGGATTACGGAGAGGATTGCAGACTAGTAACGCACAAAAACATTACAGGGGATATAAAGAGAGTAAGGAGTATGCTGAGTGACGGCGTACTCTTTTTCTTTGACGCGCATTATGTAAACACAAGACAGCTTATGGATGACATTGAGGGCTATGTCTTTGATGAAAAAACGGGAATGCCAAAAAAAGGACAGAGAGATGACACGATAGACAGCCTCGAATACGGAACCAAGCTCTATTACGACGTGCCGTTCAGCAATTAAAGGAGGATTATATGAATACACAGAATATGCCGATTTACACGACGGCTTGCGTAAATATGGAATCGCGAAGGGTATTTGCGCCTTACTTTAAAGCGAGGTGGCAGAACTTACAGAACATAGTAAACGATACGGTGTTCTTTTCGCAGGTTCCCACGCGCTTTTTTAATTATTTTAGGACATACGTACAGCAATGGCTTGACTGGGCGCGCGGATTTGTCCCGCAACTGCATAAGGGAGATTTCTTTTCCACAGGAATGGGATATACCGTTTGCGATATATTTGCGCGTGAGTGTATGAGCGGAGGATGGCGAATAAATTGCAAAGACGATAATACCTCGCACTTTTTGGAGAAATGGACCAACGAACGCTTCGAGCATCTTTTAAATAAGATGTTTTTTTATTCCAATGCGGGAGGAAACGCTCTGTTGGTACTGACGCCGGTCAATGGCGATATATATCCGAGCGTGTTGCCGGCAAACAGATTCTTTTTCGATATAGGACGTAGCGGAAAAATAAGCTGTGCGTTGTTATATAATCGGTTTTCCACGGACGACGACGGTTATTATGCAATGGAAACTCGTATGACGGTCGGCAAGTCCTCGTATTATCTGGTGGAATTGCACAAAGGGACAAAGCAAGCGTTGTCGCCTGATTGGAATAAGGAAAGAGGGCTTTTTAAAGTTCCCGATGAAGCGCGAGTTCAATGGGAGTACAACTACGGAAACATTCAGCCCGCAGTTTGGTACAAGCTTCCCGATAATATCGGTATAGGACTTTATAACGTGCCCAATAAGAGCGTGGCGGTGTCGGTATCGGATATACCCGGTTATGCAGATAGCACGCTGCATACAGCGTTGGACATTTTGTACTCTATAGACTTCAATTACACCTGCGGTCAGCTTGACCAGTATTGGGGACGGTCAAGAGTGTTGCTTCCCAAAGAAATGCAACCCCGCCGAATAATTACGGATTCGACGGGAATGGTTTCGCAAGTTCACGAAAGCAGAGTAATAGAAAGTTTTGATACCGCGAGTTATGCGGCGTTAGGAGAAGATATTTACGCTAAAGTAGTTGACAGTAACGCCATAGACGGTAAGCCGATACAGCCCGAATTTATTCAGCCTGACCTGCGTGGAGAAGCTCATAAGTTTATACGCGACGCGGACCTCGAGTTGCTTGCGAGCAAGGTGGGATTGAGTTCAGCAACGCTCGCAAATCATTTATCTTATAACAATCCCAAGACTGCAACTCAGGTTGTGTCAGAAAACGATACTACGGCAATATCGGTGAATAACAAGCGTGCGCTTGCTACGGTTGCTATTGACGAAATGCTTGCGGATATAGTTCGATTTTACGGGCTTAGCGGAGAGGCGCACATCATATGGAACAAATACGGGGCAATGACGCCGACACAGAACAGTGAGTTGCTTGCGGACTACCAGGCAGGAGTAATTCCCAAAGAAGAGTATATCAAGCGCAGATATCCCGACCTTACCGAAAAAGAAGTAGCCGAATGGATGACAAAGCTTGAAAACGAAGAGCCGCCTATGGTTCGTGATTATAATCTTGGAGGCTTTTAATGGCAGAACCTAATGCGCTCAAGGAGAGTTTACGTGAGCAGACTATCATAATAGAGGATTGCACAGCAGAGTTAAAAGCATTGTTAAGTAAATCAGTATTCAATGCTACTCCGTTTGAGAATTATTTAAGCAAAGCCAAAGAGCTTATCGAAAACCGACTTAAAGAGATATCGGAGCCGGAGCTAAAGCAATCGGCGGAAGAAACTTTAAAAAGGTTTGCAAGACGCGAGTTTGGGAGGTTGCGCGCAAACCTTATGGCTAAGCCTGGGTTTAATTTTGTGGCATTGGCGCTTGTCAAAAAAATATGGAATAGCGAAGGCGCAAGGGATAAGAAAAGGGCTTTTGAGCAGTTACAGTAGTTTGAGCCTAGCCTAGCAAAATTGCCGCCTATACAATTTGAAAGCGGGACTGGTAATTCTCGTCGTTGGGGGTTGCCGTTAAACGAATATATGAACACTTATATGGAGCGCGTCAACAGCACTTGCCGTATGCTAGCAAACGATGTGGCAAAGGATAGCGACGGACTTGGATTGCGTTTGAAGAGCGAGCTATACGTGCGTCACCGTTGGCAGCAGGATAATCTCGACAGACTTAAGGCAAGCGGCGCAAAGCTTGTTTGGATAAGTTCTCACGTAAACTGCTCAGAGCGATGTCAAGCTTATCAAGGCAGATTGTACAGCACGGATGGCTCAAGCGGTACAACAGAGGACGGGCATAGCTATGTGCCTCTTGAAATGGCTACCGACCGTTATTCCACAACAAAAAAGGGACGCTCATACAAAAACGGAACGCTTACCGGATTTAATTGCAGGCATTATACAATACCGTATGAGCCTAAAGGCGTTACACCCGAAACGTTTGACGATTCCGAAGTCGAAAAAGCCCGAGAGATTGAGAAAGAGCAAAGGCGGCTTGAAAGAGAAACATATAAATTGCGGGAGCATTACTATTCCTATAAAGACATTAACAAAGTAATTGCATCAAAGTATTATCGCGCTGCCGCTGAAAAGAAAAAAGAGTATATTCAGTTTTGCAAAGACAACGAAATCGCGTGGTATCCGTCGCGAATACAGGTAAAACCGTAAACCAAACCCTACCGAATAGGCGGTGCTTTTTAATTAAAGGAGG